CTTAGCGCCAGCGGATGACGCGAACAGAACGATAGGCGTTGTCGGCGGGCGAGCCGCCAAGGCTGCGCGTAGTGGCAACCTCAATGTGACAGGGGCGCCACCCGGTTGACCGGCGCACCCAAAAGCGGCGCCGTTCCCCGTAGGTGTCCACCACCTCTACCCGCGCGCCCTCTAGCCCGATCAATTGCGGGGTGAGGCCGGACAAGTCGCGTGCGCGATCCTTCGCGGCCGGCGACAGTTGGTTCCACGCGGCTTGCGTCATGTTGTCGAGCGTTTGCATGGGTGCGGTTTCTCTCACTTGCTGGCGCGGTTGCGCTGGTGGGGCAGGGCGCCGCGTTCGGCGCGGGCGATCAGATCAGCGTCGTGGCCTTCACGCAGGACGCGCCGCACCTCCGCGTTCGCTTCCGCGTTGGTAGGCTCGCGCCCGAGACGGGTTGCAAGGGCTTCCCGGATAGTAGGCTTGCGGGTCATGCGTGCGGTCCCTTGTGTTGTCGAGCTACTGGCGCTCGCCATGCGCGCGGCCGGAACCGCGCGCGGGCGCGAGCGTCAGCGTTCGAAGATGACGCGCCCCGCCGCATCTTCGACGGTCACGCTGATCCGCAGCGCAACCAATTCCTTAGCCTTCGCCAGCGCATCCGCGCGCGTTGCGGCGGGCTGCTGGTAGACGACGCCGCGCCGGTCCATGCTGATGACAGCGAAGGCAGGGCAGGGTTCAACGTTGTGCCGGTCCATCTGTCTGATCCCTTATCGGTTGCGACAAAGGAAGCGTATAAGCCCTATCGCAGCCGATGCAACAGAAAATGTAGCAGCGGACGCACATTTTTTCCGGCGCCTGGCGGGCTAGGATTCTATTCTAGCAGGGGGCGCGCGTTATCGGCGGTTTGCGGGGCGGTTTCGGCGGTCTCGGTGAAAACTCTCGGCGGGGTATCGGCCTGGCTGCCGAGGCAAAAAGCGCCGCTTTTCCAACGTGATAGCGCGGTTCTCGGCAATCTCGGTCATCTGTTATGTATATACTTAGGATATAGTAGGTATATATACCTATATATACTATAGGGGTTAGCGGTCGAATAACCCCTCTCGGCATTGCCGAGACTGCCGAGACTGCCGAGACTGCCGAGACTGCCGAGACTGCCGCATCACGCCCCCGCCGCGTCATGCCTCGCCCCGACCTCGCTCGGCACTGCCGAGACTGCCGAGACTGCCGAACGCTGAATGTCTCGCCCTGACTCCGTTCGGCATTGCCGAGATTGCCGAGACGCTGGCGCCAGCAGCTACGCGCCTGGCGTGGCAGAATGCAATAGATTGTGTAGCGTATACATACAAACACCTGCACAGTTGAACAGCTGTTCATATGTGCAGACGTTGGATTGCCTGTAATAGATTGTATAATGCACACGACCAGGGGGAGGGGGACCCGCGCCCCGCCCGGTCCAGGGCCGGAGGGGCCGCAAGCAATTTTTTATTTTTTGCGAGCCCTTTGCCTCCGCGTCACACAACATGATACAAAGCGGCCATGACCATCTTCTCCCTCCCGTACGAGCCGCGCCGGCTGCAAGCGACGGAAGCGCGGCTGGAGGCCATCTACAACGCGGCGCGCAAGGGCCTGCGCGGAGACACGCTGGCGCTGGCCGCTGGCATGCGCCCCGCCGAATACCGCACGCTATGCGAGTTCGACCCGCTGGCGGCGCTGGCCGAGGAGAAGGGCCGCGCTGACGGCGAGCTGGAAATGGCGGGCGTGCTGTACGATGCGGCCAAGGGCGGCGACGCCAAGGCGGCGCTCGACATCCTCAAGCACACCCACGGCTGGGTGGCGAAGCAGGCCGTAACGGTCGAGGTCAACCAGACGATCTCGATCACGAACGCGCTACAGGAAGCGCAGCGCCGCGTCATAGAAGGGGTCGCAGAGGCCGCCGCAACCATCGAACACGCCCCCGCGCAGGACGCCGCCCGTGCAGACGGTTAAGTACTCGCCCGACGACGAGATGGAGCTGATGAGCCGGCTGTGGACGCCGGCCATCAAGGACGACCCGCTCAAGTTCGTGCTGTTCACCTTCCCGTGGGGGCAGAAGGGCACGCCGCTGGAACACTTCCAGGGACCGCGCAAGTGGCAGCGCGAGGTGTTGCAGAACCTGGCTGACCACATCCGCGGCAACAACGGCAAGGTGGACTTCGACACCTTCCGCATGGCCATCTCGTCCGGCCGCGGCATCGGCAAGTCGGCGCTCGTCTCCTGGCTGGTCATTTGGATGCTGACGACCAGGATCGGCTCGACGACCATCGTGTCGGCCAACAGCGAGGCGCAGCTTCGCTCCGTCACCTGGGCCGAAATTACCAAGTGGCTGAGTATGAGCCTTAACAGCCATTGGTTTGAGGTCAGCGCGACGCGCGTCATGCCGGCGAAGTGGCTGACGGAACTGGTCGAGCGCGACCTCAAGATGGGCACACGCTACTGGGGCGTCGAGGGCCGGCTGTGGTCGGCGGAAAACCCCGACGCCTACGCGGGCGTCCACAACTTCGACGGCGTAATGCTGATTTACGACGAGGCCAGCGGTATTGACGACACGATCTGGTCGGTCGCTGCCGGCTTCTTCACCGAGAACACGCCGCATCGCTTCTGGCTGGCGTTCAGCAACCCCCGCCGCAACGCGGGGTACTTCTACGAGTGCTTCCACTCCAAGCGGGACTTTTGGGGTACGAAGATCGTGGACGCTAGGTCGGTCGAGGGCACCGACAAGCAGGTCTATCAGCAGATCATCGACGAGTACGGGCCGGACAGCACCCAGGCCCACGTCGAGGTCTACGGGCAGTTCCCCAACGCATCCGACGACCAGTTCATCGGGGCGTCCGTGGTGGACGACGCCATGCGCCGCCCCCAGCACAAGGATCCGTCGGCGCCAATCATCATCGGGGTAGACCCGGCGCGGTTTGGGTCGGACAGCACCGTCATCGCCGTGCGCCAGGGCCGCGACATCATCGCCATCAAGCGGCACAAGGGCGACGACACCATGACCGTCGTCGGCCACGTCATCGAGGCCATCGAGACGTACAAGCCGGCGCTGGTGGTCATCGACGAGGGTGGCCTAGGGGCCGGCATCGTGGACCGGCTCAAGGAGCAGCGGTACAAGATCAAGGGGGTCAATTTCGGCAACAAGTCGAAGAACCCGGTGATGTGGGGCAACAAGCGCGCTGAGATGTGGGGCGAGATGCGGGCCTGGCTGAAGGACGCCTCCATTCCCCTCGACCGCTATCTGAAAAACGACCTGACCGGGCCGATGATGAAGCCGGACAGCAAGGGGACGATCTATCTGGAGAGCAAGAAGGACATGAAGGCCCGCGGGCTGGCCAGCCCCGACGCCGCCGACGCCATCGCCGTCACCTTCGCCTTTCCGGTGGCCCACCGGGAATATGTGGACAGAGGCCCCCGCCGCAACTATGCTGCGGGCGGCATACAGACGTCTTGGATGGGATCTTAGGACATGTCGAGCAACACCAAGCCGATTGGCGTCGCCTACGAAGACCAGAACATCGTGGGATCTGATCTGATCCTGTCTGGCGACGAGCTGGGCTACACCGCCGAAGCTCAGGGCACCGTCACGCAGCTTACCAGCAAGTCCACGGCTGTGACGCTGAACCGCTCCATGGGCCGCATCACCACTAGCGGCGCAGAGTTGGCCGCGACCACCAGCGTGACGTTTACGTTCAACAACGCCAAACTTAGCGCAAACGACGTCATTGTGCTGAACGTCAACGGCGGCACGACCGGCGCCTACAACGTCTACACCAGCGTCCTTGGCGCCGGCTCCGCGTCCATCACGCTGCGAAACATCACGGCCGGGGCGCTGTCTGAGGCGCTTGTGCTGAACTACGCCGTCATCCACGGCCCGTAATGCCAAAGAAGGGCGTTTCGCTGGCCGTAGGCCGCGGCGAGAAGCTACCGACGAGTAAGGGCGCCGGCCTGACCGCAAAGGGCCGGGCCAAGTACAATCGCGAAACGGGCTCCAATCTTAAGCCCCCCGCGCCCAGCCCCAAGACTGAGGCCGACAAAGCCCGTAAGAAATCCTTTTGCTCAAGAATGGCGGGCGTGGTAGCTAAGTCGGAGAACGCCGACCGCGCCAAGGCGAGCATGAGAAGGTGGAAGTGCTGATGGCCAAGCCAGGTCTGTACGCCAACATCCACGCAAAGAAGGCCCGCATCGCCGCCGGCTCTGGCGAGAAGATGCGGAAGCCGGGCTCCAAGGGCGCGCCCACCGCGGCGGCCTTCCGCGAGTCTGCCAAGACGGCCAAGCCCGCGAAGAAGGGCAAGTGACATGCCTCTGGTGAAATCCACCTCCAAAGAGGCGTTCCGCAAGAACGTGAAGGCTGAGATTGCCGCCGGAAAGCCGCCGAAACAGGCGGTCGCAATCGCGTACTCGACCAAGCGCGAAGCCGCGAAGAAGGGCAAAAAGTGATGAACAAGCTGGAACCCATCAAGAAGCTGAACGCGCGCGAGCCAAAGGTGGCCAACGGCGGGATGCCAAGCCGCAACAGCGGCACCTACCACAAGGACTGCCACGGCTCGATCCCGGCAAAGCTCGACGTTCGGGCCACCGCCGCCAAGGTGCTCAAGGGTAAGTAATGGCCGCGAACGACGTACAGGCTGCCGGACGCGTCTCCGACAGCGGCGAGGCAGACCGCCTGTCCGTCATGCGCCGGCGCTACACGCTGGCGCTGTCGGCGTACTCGGACAGCCGTGAAGACGAGCTGGACGACCTGCGCTTCATGGCGGGTAGCCCGGACAATCAATGGCAATGGCCTGCCGACGTGCTGGCCACCCGTGGGTCGGTGCAGGGCCAAACGATCAACGCCCGCCCCTGCCTGACGATCAACAAGCTGCCGCAACACGTCCGTCAGGTGACGAACGAGCAGCGCCAGAACCGCCCGACGGGCAAGGTGATCCCGGCCGACGACCGCGCTGACGTGCGCGTGGCTGAGATTTTTGACGGCATGGTCCGGCACATCGAGTACATCTCGGACGCCGACGTCGCCTACGACACCGCCTGCGACAACCAAGTCACTTACGGCGAGGGCTACATCCGCCTTCTGACCGAGTACTGCCGCGAAGACAGCTTCGACCAGGACATCAAGATCGGGCGCGTCCGCAACGCCTTCTCGGTCTACATGGACCCCACCATCCAGGATCCCTGCGGCTCCGACGCTGAGTGGTGCTTCATCACCGAGGACGTCAGCAAAGCCGACTACGAGCGGATGTTCCCGGACGCGGCGCCTATCTCAAGCCTCATGACGCAGGGCGTGGGCGACCAAAGCCTGTCGCAATGGCTGTCGGAGGATATGGTCCGCATCGCGGAGTACTTCTACTACGAGCATGAAGACGCGACGCTGAACCTCTACCCGGACAACATCACGGCCTTCGCCGGCACGCCGCAGGACAAGGCCCTCAAGGCCATGTTCGGCAAGCCGCTGCGGACCCGCAAGGTGGACCGCAAAAAGTGCAAGTGGATCAAGACCAACGGCTTCGAAGTGCTGGAGGAGCGCGACTGGGCCGGCAAGTGGATTCCGGTCGTGCGCGTCGTCGGCAACGAGTTCGAAGTGGACGGCCAGCTCTACGTCTCGGGCCTTGTGCGGAATGCCAAGGACGCCCAACGCATGTACAACTATTGGGTCAGCCAGGAGGCCGAGATGCTGGCCCTAGCGCCCAAGGCGCCCTTCATTGGCTACGGCGGCCAGTTTGAAGGCTACGAAATGCAATGGAAGACGGCCAACACGAATAACTGGCCGTACCTGGAGGTCAACCCGGACGTCACAGACGGCGCTGGCGCGGTCCTGCCGCTGCCGCAGCGCGCCCCGCCGCCGCTGGCCCAGACCGGGCTCATCCAGGCCAAGCTGGGGGCCTCTGACGACATCAAAGCCACCACGGGCCAGTACGACAGCAGCCTCGGCGCCCAAAGCAACGAGCGGTCTGGCAGGGCCATTCTGGCGCGCGAGAAGCAGGGCGACACCGGGACGTATCACTTCGTCGATAACCTCTCCCGCGCAATCCGCCACGTCACGCGCCAGCTCGTTGATATGATCCCGAAGATCTACGACACCGCCCGCGTGGCCCGCATCGTGGGCCTCGACGGCGAGGTTGGCATGGTCCGCATCAACCCAACGCAGCCGGAGCCCGTGAAGGAGATCCGCGACGAGAACGGGCTGGTGATCGACAAGATCTACAACCCGTCGGTCGGCACCTACGACGTCTGCGTGACCACCGGGCCTGGCTACATGACCAAGCGCCAGGAAGCCTTGGACGCCATGTCCATGCTGCTTCAGTCCAACCCGCAGCTCTGGTCGGTTGCCGGCGACCTGTTCATCAAGAACATGGACTGGCCGGGCGCGCAGGAGATGGCCGCACGCTTCGCCAAGATCATCGACCCGAAGGTCATGGAAGGCGAGGATCAGTCGCCCGAGATGCAGATGGCCAAGATGCAGATCGAGGCGCTGACGAAGGAGTTGAACCAAGTTGTTGGGATGCTCCAGCGCGTTGAGCAGTCCATCGAAGCCCAAGAAGTGCAGATCAAGGCGTATGACGCAGAGACGAAGCGCATTTCGGCCGTCCAGGCGGGCATGACGCCGGAGCAGATCCAGGACATCGTGATGGGAACCATTGCTGCGGCGATGGACACGGGCGACATTGTGGGCCGAGACACCCCGATGGAGCGCCAGATGCCCGTTATGGAGCCCGAAATGGGCGGTATGCCGCCTCAAATGCCCCCTGGAGGGCCGATGTGATGAGTAACTGCGCTGAGTTCATCGGAACGCTGTTTTTGGCCCGCGATACGGCCCATTCCGTCCATCTGAACACCCGCAGCTACGCCAAGCACAAGGCGTTGGGGAAGTTCTACGAGGGCGTGGTTGACCTCGCGGACACGCTGGCCGAGGCATACCAGGGCCGGCACGGGCTGATCGGGCCGATTGCGCTCATGTCGGCCAAAAAGACCAACAACATCGTCGAGTTCCTTGAGGACAACCTTAAGGACATCGAGGACATGCGCTACAAAGTCATGGACAAGAGCGATACGGCGTTGCAGAACATCGTTGACGAAATTGTCGCGTTGTATCTCTCTACGCTGTATAAGCTCAAGTTCCTTGCTTAAGGACGTCGCACCGATGGAACTGCTGAAGCCTTTGGCCAAGGCCGATTTTCCGGCCCAGACCGCGTCCTACACCGGGACCGCAGGTAACACGACGGGTTGGAACGCGGGGCCGCAGGGCGTCGTCATCTGGTCTGACCAAGCCTGCTACGTCGAGGTGGGCGAAGGCGCTGTGGCTACGACGGCCAGCACGCCCATCCCCGCTCAGACCCCCATTCCTTTTGCGGTCCCGCTCACCGTCAGCGGCGTCTGGCGCGTCAGCGCCCTTCGGGTGTCTACGGATGGTACGGTTTACTGCAAACCGATTAACAGGGCCTAGGCCGTGGGATTTGCCGGTGCGCTGCGGAACGGGCTTGCTATCGGACTTGGTAGCATTATTTCGTTCTATTCTGGCTATGGGCCGGACCAAGCGCAAGGTAATTTAGAGACTGAGAACGGGGATAACCTCGTTCAAGAAAATGGCGGTTTAATTTTGCTGGAGTAGCCCCATGGCTGACGTCAAGATTTCTGCCCTTCCTGCGGCCAGCACGCCTCTTGCGGGCACGGAAGTACTGCCGATTGTGCAGGGCGGCACGACCGACAAGGTTAGCGTTGCCGACCTGACGGCGGGCCGCACGGTTGCTGCTGGCGCGCTCAATGTGGACGGCAACGTCGGCATCGGCACGTCGTCGCCTGGGGCAAGGCTCCATGTTGCGGGCAGCAGCGGCATCACGACGCAGATCATCCAGAGCACGGGTTCTGTCGCTGCCCGCTTCAATTTGCAGACGACCAACGATGCGAACGGCTTCATCAACTACGACACGGGCAACTGGATTTTCTTCAACAACAGCGCCGGTTCTGCCGTTGAGCGCATGCGGATCGCCGCCAGCGGCAACGTCGGCATCGGTACGTCGTCGCCAAACTCAACCCTCCATCTGTACAACGCGACTAACCCTGTCCTTCGGTTGGCAGCGGGTGCAGATGCGGGCCTTTTCGTTGATTACATCAGCGGCTTTGGCGCGAATGTTAATGTCGCGAGCAACTTCCCGCTAATCTTCGGCACCAACAACACCGAACGCGCCCGCATCACCTCTGGCGGCGAGGTTTACATAGCCGGGACAAGTGACCAGGGGGCGTTCAACCTTCAGGTCAACGGCACGGGCGTGTGGGGCGCGGGAGCATACGTCAACGGCTCCGACGCGCGTATTAAGGACGACATCGCGCCTATCACTTCTGGCTTGGACGTTGTTGCCAAACTGAACCCCGTGCAGTTCCGCTACAAGGAAAGCTGGTCGAAGGATCGCTCGCTTCAGCCCGGCTTCATCGCGCAGGAACTGCAAGAGGCGCTGGCCGACCAGCCCTACGCGGAAGGCGTTGTCCATCAAGGGCCGGAATACATGAGCGTGTCTTACCAGACGCTCATTCCGGTGCTGGTCAAGGCTGTGCAGGAACTGAAGGCCGAGAACGACGCGCTCAAAGCCCGCATCGCAACGCTGGAGACCCGCTGATGTCTGACACCTACGCCTGGGTCATCGAGCAGCTTGACCGCTACCCGGAAAAGGACGGCCACACCGATGTGGTGTTCGTCGCGCATTGGCGGCTGAACGGCACGGACGGCGTTAACACCGCGACCGTCTACGGCAGCGTCGGTCTGACCTACGAGGAGGGCGCACCCTTCACGCCCTACGAGGATCTGACCGAGGACCAAGTGGTCGGTTGGGTGCAGGCCGCGCTTGGACCGGAGCAGGTGCAGGCCCTGACCGACAACGTGGCCGCCCAGCTTGCGGCGATTGCCAACCCGCCGGTCGTCACGCCGCCTTTGCCGTGGGACGCCCCTGCGGCGTAAGATTTCCGGCCGGCGCTAAGGCGCTGGCCGGCGTCCGTACTGGTGCGGTTCACCAGGGATCGTAAGGATCGAAAATGTCTATCGAAGATAGTAACACCCTAGCGGAAGTGACCGCGCCGGAACAGGCGACCACGGCGGCGCCTGCGTCTGACGTTTCTACGCCGGCTGAAACGCCGAACGAGGCGTCCAAGACCTTCAGTCAGGAGGAACTGGACGCGATTGTCGGCAAGCGCCTTGCCCGCGAACAGCGGAAATGGGAGCGAGAGCAAGCCCAAAAACTGGCCGATCTGGAGGCGAAGCGGGCGGTGCCCGTCAATCCTCCGGCACCTGACGATTTCGACAACGCTGCCAAGTACGCAGAGGCCCTGGCCGAGCAGAAAGCGCAGGAGTTGCTTCGCCATCGTGAGGCGGCCCAGCAGCAGGCTAAGGTGGTTGAAGCCTACCATGAGAAAGAGGAAGCCGCTCGCGGCAAGTACGACGACTTTGAACAGGTCGCGTACAACCCCAGCCTTCCTGTGACTGATGTCATGGCCCAGACCATCCAGGCTTCCGACGTTGGACCCGACATCATCTACTGGTTGGGGACCAATCCGAAGGAGTCTGCGCGTATCGCCAACCTAGCTCCGTTTATGCAGGCCAAGGAGATCGGTAGGATTGAGGCCAAGCTGGCCGCCGACCCGCCGGTCAAGAAAACGTCAACCGCCCCGGCCCCTATTGCTCCGGTGACGGCTCGCTCGACGTCCACGCCTGGCTACGACACGACGGACCCCCGTTCCGTCAAAAACATGTCTACGTCGGAGTGGATTGAGGCCGAGCGCCTGCGCCAGATCAAAAAGTGGGAAGCCACACGCAACCGCTAAGGATCCTTTGAGATGGCAAACTCGCTTCTTACTATCGACATGATCACCAGGAAGGCCCTGGAGATCCTTGAGAACAACCTCGTCCTCACCCGCAACGTCAACCGCCAGTACGACGACAGCTTTGCCGTCGAAGGCGCGAAGATTGGCTCCACCCTCCGCATCCGTCTGCCGGACCGCGCGCTGGTGACCGATGGCGCTGCGCTCCAGGTGCAGGACGACAACGAGCAGTTCACCACGCTGACGGTTTCCAGCCAGAAGCACATTGGTGTGAACTTCACGTCGGCCGAACTGACCATGCAGTTGGACGACTTCGCAGAGCGCGTGCTGAAGCCGCGTATTTCGCAGCTTGCCTCCAGCATCGACGCGGACGTGGCCAACGCCTATAAGTCGGTCTTCCAGTCCGTCGGCACCCCCGGCACCGTTCCGGGCACGTCCCAGGTGCTGCTCCAGGGTCAGCAGAAGCTGAACGAAGCCGCCGCCGTGATGTCGCCGCGCTACGCGACCGTGAACCCGGCCGCCAACGCGGGCCTCGTCGAAGGCATGAAGGGCCTGTTCAACCCGACCGACACCATCAGCCGCCAGTTCAAGAACGGCATGATGGGCATGGGCGTGCTGGGCTACGACGAGATCAACATGTCTCAGTCGATCAAGCAGCACACGACCGGCTCGCGTACCGGCGCGCATACGGTGACGACCACCGTGACCACGCAGGGTCAGTCCACGCTGAACATCACCGGCACCGGCTCGCAGACGCTTGCCCTTGGCGACGTGTTCACGGTGGCGGGCGTGTTCGCGGTTAACCCGCAGACCCGCGAGTCCACGGGTTCGCTCCAGCAGTTCGTGGTGACGGAAGCCATTGCGGCGTCCGGCGGCGCGTACACCGCGGTTAAGATCGCCCCGGCGCTCTTTACCTCGACCAACGCGCTGGCGACCGTCGATAGCTTCCCGCAGGCTGGTGCGGTGATCACGTTCCTCGGCGCTGCGTCCACGCAGTACCCGCAGAACCTGATCTACCACAAGGACGCCATCTCGTTCGCCACGGCCGACCTGCTGCTGCCGCAGGGCGTGGATATGGCCTCTCGCCAGGTCCACAACGGCATCTCGCTGCGTGTCGTGCGCCAGTACGACATCAACAACGACCGCCTGCCTTGCCGTATCGACGTCCTCTACGGCTTCAACACCATCC